ACTTTCATCGCATCGATGTGAGGTTGATCTTCATACTTAGAGTCTCGAAGGGGCAAAGCCACCTTCCAGATCTTTGAGTCATGAAGTCCTATCGTGAGGAGCATCTCCTCACAATAGAAACCACCTACAGGACTTAAGAAGTTCTGCGGCCACGAAACGGACATACCGTTTAAATCGTGGTTCAGCGTAATACGCTGAAGGTATGCCCGGGGACCTTGACCAAAATGGTCGTCCCCGGAACAGGCGAAGCACCTCCAATGTTGAATTGGTGGGCCCTTCATCTGATTCAGATGATAGAGGAACTCTACATCTGAAGTGTCCATTAAACCGTGGACATACCGAAGATATGCTTCCATCTCTGCACATAAGTTGTGCATGGTGAGAACAATCTTCGCTCCTGGGTCACCCATTAAGATGCCCCGGGAGGTGACTTTGTCAAAGAATTCTTTGACAACGTCAGACTCGTATACGCGACCACTGCAAAGCAGTTTCGCGCATAAAGCAAAGTAGGGGTCACTAGCCCTTCCTATGCCACGATGGAGGCCCTCTAGCATTGCTAGAGAGTAGACATGCGAGCAGAAATCTGTCGCAGTCGTAAGATCGCTACTTAAGTAGTAGCGATCACCTCTGGGGGGAGCACAGCAGTTTCGCTGTCGCTTCACCCACTCAAACAGCTGCCAACCTCTGGTCAAACCAGATTTGGCAGCAGGGTGCTGGCGCAATGCGCCAATGACATGGTGAGACCAAGGCTGAAGCAGCATGGTCAACCAGTCCTCACCCACGGTGACAACCCGGGACTTTGCCCCGGGCTCGCCAATGGAACTGGGTCGTATTGACGGCGCAGTTCCGGACATCCGAAGGATGTCCTTTTCCCGTTCACTATAGTAGGGAGTACCGACAAGGATGCCTTGTCGGAGTCCCTCCTCGATTGACCACTGGAGCAATTGGTAACCAGTGGTCTCGTCGAGTCCATATAGCGGGTCCTCAAGTTTGAAATTTTCAAAGTCGAGGTTAACGCGGTCGTCGCTTTCGCCGGCCTCGTTTGCAGGACTATGTCGCAGATCAGATCTGCACATAGTCTGCCATAAAGGCGTACCGGTTTTTAACCAGTACGTCTTACCGAACCATGTAGCTTTTAGCTGATCATGGTCCGGGACGGAGTAGAGCCAAGCTCGGAATTTCATTCCGACCTCGGCCGCCCTACCGCCTTCGTCCGTAGTCGAATCCAGTGATGCATTGGATGTCAACGACGTGTGCCCGAGGGACGTATAACGTCCCTCGTCACAAAACCGACTGACCTGGGTACCTATTAGGTACGACAGACGTTCGATAATTTGTCGACGGATCGGGTCCGCTGGGGAAGGGGAATGGAGAGTCCTTGAATGGACCTCCAACGAAACCCTCCTCGTCGACTGGCCACCAGCAGGGAAGTTCCTGCTGGTGCATAGGTGCAAAAGGCGCGTAGCCGTCCCTTTTGACATCACACCCGAGTCCTCGATCTCTTTGAGCCAAGGACACAGGGCCAGCCATAGGCTGGGTAGCCGTGAGGGATTGTCCCACGCGGCTCCATAACCAGGGAAATCCCTGGGGATGGGGGGTTGCGGTGTCAACGATCGAACCGCAAGCCACTTCAAAAGAGCGGAAAACTTTTTCCACTCTTTTGTCACTCTATCCGCGCTATGCGCGGATAGGCTGTACGCCCAATGTATTAGCTTTTTATACTCGGGCATCTCCGAATATGATCTTATCATTTCCGGAGAGGAAGTGATCAAGTTGTCCTTGATCGCCTCTACGCAGTTGCTCACTCGCTTAAGTGAACGACTGCCGGCGCTTGCGATTTTATCGCAAACGTCGAGATGTAGATCTGGGTAGTGAACCCGGATCCTCTCAGCTAGATGAGCGCGAGTTTCGCGCTTACCTACCCCTACAGTGACAACCATTGGTTTGCCAATGTAGGCATCGAGAGAGTGGGCCAAGCCCACCGCTCTCAAGTCCTCCTTAAACAGGGAGGAGACCTGGCATTCTGCG